TGCTTGATGCATTCTATAATGCTATCCGTACTAACTCACTAGATAAACTTCATATCCCCCACAGTGATGTGTTCTACGTGCGTCAGGCTGTAGAAGCGCATTATGGTAGACCCTTTACTCTGAAGCATGTAGAAGATGCAATGAGGGCTGAAGGATGGTCGGAGGACAAATGAAATGTTTACCGCTATGGTATTGGCATGTGCTTTAGGTGCTACAGACGCCAGCATGTGCATTGAAGCCACGGATGAGCGTGGTCCCTATGAAACTCGTGAAGAATGTATGATGCGTGTGCATCAAATGGTTAGTGCGTTAGCAATGACCATGCCTGTGCCTATGCAATATAGCTTTAAGTGTGAAGAGCCAGCCCCCAAAGGTATTAGACTATGAGCGTGAAGTATCGTGGCATTACATTTCCCGGTTATAATCGGCCTATCGCTTCTAACCGTGAAGGTAAAAAGAAGATGGTACTGGCTAAAAAGGGCGACAAAGTAAAACTAATTCATTTCGGTGCAAAAGGGTACGGACACAACTACAGTGCAGCCGCCCGTAAATCATTTAGAGCCAGACACAAGTGTGACACCGCCACTGATATTTTGTCTGCTCGTTATTGGGCGTGTCGTACCTTGTGGGGTGGGGCAGGAAAACCTAAACAATCTAGTCCTAAATCAAGGAAGGGAAAATACTGATGGCTAGGAAAAAATTAATGGATGCACTTGCTGACGCTTCTGCTGCTGCAACTGCAGCCGCTCGTCAGGCGGGTAGAGAAAAGCTACGCACTGGAGAAAAGAAACCTGAAAGCGCAGGCATTGCAAGCAAGTCTCGCGTTGACTTGGCTACGCTTGGTGGTAAAACTGCAGGTATGGCAAAACGATTAAAGGACAAAATGCGCCAGTATAATGCGCTAAAAGATAAGTCCAGCGAAAAAGCACAGCTTTTAAATAATGCCATAAATGAAATGAAAGGTAAGTTACCTGACTCTGTGGTTAAAAAAGTAACTGACAGTCTTGATATGAATAAAGGTGGCAGCGTCAAAAAGAAAAAAGTGCCTGTTGTGACCGTGGGTGTAGGCATGGTAGATATGCCTAAAGGTAAAAAGGGTCCAATGGCAATGGCTGCAGGCGGCATGGCAAACGGTAAGAAACACATGTATCTTGCTAATGGCGGTGCAGTTAAAGATAACCTAAACCCCGGTCTTCGTGCTTTGCAAAAGACCCGCCCTGACGTAGTAGCTAAAATCTTAAAGAAAAAGTAATGGTTGCTAAACTATCTACTATCCGGCGTAAAATACGCACCGGGCAAAAGATGGGTTTTAGCGAAAGGGCGAGAGCCGTAAACAAAGGATTGTTACCAAGTGCCGCCAAGAGTTTCAAGAAAAAAAGGTCAACGCGCAAAGTCAAAAAAGCATAGTGACCTATATACAGATGAAAACCCTAAAGGAACCATTCATGGTCTTAAATTTGCTACGGCAAGAGATGCAGAAGCATCTGTCCGTAGAATTAGAGCGTCTGGAAGAACACATGCTCATAAGACACAAGCGGCGATTGCTATGGAACAACGTGCTAGAGCGGCAGGTAAAAAGGCCGCTGCGGCAGTGTATAGAAAGTTTATTGAAGCCCAAAAGCGAAAGACAAAGCAACGTGCATCCCGTCGAGCGTGACATACGCACGTGGTCAAAAGACTTTTTAGAAGTACCTAATGCTAAACTAAATGGTCTACCACCTTGCCCCTATGCTAGAAAAGCATGGGCTGATGACAAGGTAGTGTTTACAATTAATACAGGAATAGATGGTCTGCTGCAATCTATTCGTGAGTTTGATAGTCACGATTATGATATTGTAGTGTGGGCTGATGAAGATTTGCCAGACATGGAATACCTTGATGGTATGTGTGATGGCATGAACGAGTTGATGTCAATAGCTGGGATTGATTTACATCTAATGGTATTTCATCCTGATTATGACGCAACAGAGGCTGGTCTTGAGTTTCTCGTTGATGAAGGCGTAACTGATGATAGCCTTTCTTATTGCATGGTCTTTGTACAGAAACTTTCTAAACTTGACGATGCAGCTTTGTATCTGGAAAAATCAGGCTATTATGAGCATTTTCCAGAGGACGTTTATGATAGCCTAGTTTTACATAGAAGGAGACTTAGAAATGGGCAAACACAAGAAGAGCGATAAAGAATCTGAATTTCAGAAGATGGTCAGGGAACTTGGTCTTTCTAAAGCTGAAATTGCAGATATGCTTGGGCTAACCAAACGAAACCCTAAAACTGGAATGCAAGAGCATAAAAAGGGTGGCATGGTTAAAAAGAAAATGAAAGGTGGAGGAATGGCTAAGATGGCTAAAAAGAAAATGCGTGGCGGTGGAATGACCAAAATGCGTGGTGGCGGCATGTCCAAAAAGAAAATGATGGGCGGCGGCATGGCTAAGATGGCTAAGAAGAAAAAGATGATGCGCGGCGGTATGGCTAAAAAGAAGAAGTAATGCCATATGTTGCAAATTCGGAAATACATGGACTTGGTGTTTTCGCGGATAAGGACTACGCTCAAGGCGATACAATTGAGTTGTGTCCTTATCTGGTCGCAGATTACTCTGACGTGGGCGATGAGTGTGTTTTACATGACTACATGTTTCACACGCCTTATGTCGATGTTGAAGAGTATTATATCCCACTTGGTTTTGCTATGGTCTATAATCATAGCGCAAGTCCAAACGCTGAGTGGGACATTGAAGAAGAAGATGACCGCTTTGTTAAGTTTTATGCGCTTAAAGAAATAAAGCAAGGCGAAGAAATACTACACGACTACGGCGAAGATTACTGGGAAAGCAGAAATGCCGAAATTAACTGATGGCTCTAAATTTTTTACAGACGTAACTGCACTGTCATCGACTAACGATACAGATTGTTATGTTGTGCCTAAAAATTTTTCTGCAAGGATTAGTAATCTACTAATTATAAACAATGATAGCAGTAGCAGAAATTTTACGGTGAAGTATTATGAAAAAACTGCTAATACTACTCACACTCTGCACAGTTCTCATGCTTTGGCCGCTACAAGCAGCGTAAGTATTTTTACAAACGATAATCCTTTGTTTGTACATGCAGAAGATAAGGTTATCGTAGACGCTGGCACAGCCGACACTCTTGTTGTTGCAGTTGTGGCCGAAGAATTTTTTAATCCGAATAAATAGGAGAGGAGATATGCCACTTACACCTAAAGGTAAAAAAATACAAGCTGCAATGAAAAAACAGTATGGGAGTAAAAAAGGTGTACAAGTCTTCAATGCTGCCGCAAACAAAGGCACGGTCAAAGGCGTCAAAAAGAAAACCGCATCGGCTGGCGCGAAAAAGAAACCGGCTAGAGCGGTTAAACTTGCGAAGGGTGGTGCGCCAAAGAGCAAGAGTAGAGTTAATGAAGCTGGTAACTACACTAAGCCAGCAATGAGAAAGCGTCAATTTAATAGAATTAAAGCTGGTAGCAAGGGCGGCGCTCCGGGTCAATGGTCGGCGCGTAAAGCCCAGATGCTTGCGTCAGCTTATAAAAAAGCAGGAGGCGGTTACCGTAACTAACCATGATTCACGTCTTTCTCCTGTTTGTGTATGTAGGAACGGGAGAGGGCGAGAGGCTGGTCAGCAAAGACATGTACTTTCGTGACTTGAACGAATGTGTGTGGTATGCACAGACATTACATAAGCAGGGACAAAAAATAACTGCTTACTGCTTACCTAAGATGGTAAATAAAGATACGAAGGTGTACTGATGCTGGCAGAACTAGCGGCTGCAAATGCGGCTTTTCAAGTTATCAAACAAGCCGTATCTAACGGTAAGGACATTGCCGCAGCAGGTAGTGCAATCGCTAAGTTTGTTGGTGCGAAGCAAGACCTAGAACGCAAGTCAATAAAAAAGGGCGGCGGTTCTGACCTAGAAGAGTTCATGGCTCTTGAGCAGATACGAGAACAGGAAGAGCAGCTAAAGCAGATTATGATATACACAGGTCGCCCCGGTCTGTGGCACGATTGGCAGAGGTTTCAGGCAAAAGCACGTGTAGCCAGAAAAGAAGCAGAGCAAGAAGCAAAGCGTAAACGTAAGCAATATTTTGAAATAGCTATAATTACATTTTTGCTTATTGTCGGATTAGGCGTTTTAGCTTGCATTGTGTTTCTGGCACTACACGCACAAGGACGGATATAATGGCACTAAAGAAGTCGCAAAAAAGTCTTAAATCATGGACAAAACAAAAATGGCGTACTAAGTCAGGTAAGCCGTCTGCCAAGACAGGTGAGAGGTATTTACCCGAAAAAGCTATTAAATCCTTGACAAGTGCAGAGTATGCTGCTACAACTAGGGCTAAGAGAGAAGGTACACGCAAGGGGAAACAGTTTGTACGCCAGCCTAAATCTATTGCTAAAAAGACTGCACGATTTCGCAGAGGCGGGTAATGACCCACGCGAAGTGCGCTTGGCAGACATGGAGCCTGATGTAGAACAACGTGTGTACTTGATTAAGAAAAAGTTATGGGAAATAAAAAATGTTAACAGCACTGATAGGACCAATAGCTAGTTTAGCTGGCACATGGTTGGAGGGTCACGTTGAAAAAGGCAAGGCTAAGACTGAGGCTGAAGTTGCTAAAAAGAAAGCTGAAGCGGTGGTTTATGAACGTAAAGCCAACGCTGAAATTGATTGGGACTTGGAAGCCATTAAAGGTAGCGCATCCTCGTGGAAAGATGAATGGCTTGTAATATTATTCAGTGTGCCTTTGATATTAGCTTTTATACCCGGAATGGAAGGTGTTGTGGCTAATGGTTTTGAACAGCTTAAATCCATGCCAGAGTGGTATCAGTACAGCCTTGGCGTTATTGTTGCTGCCAGCTTTGGTGTACGCAGTGCTACAAAATTCTTCGGTAAGAGGTAGTCCAGTTGCGGATGTGGAGTTTGCACGAGAGAACCAGCGAAGAGCAAGCGAGGATAAATCGTGGCAGAAGTAACGATGGAAAGAATACTCAAGTGGAAGATACTGCCCCGCTTGATGATGTTTATGATGTCGCTATCGGCTTGGCGGGTAGTGGAGTGGTTTATGACTCTACCTTCCCCAACCCCAGAACAAGCGGCTCTGGTTAGTGTAGTTACGGGTGCCATGACAGGTGCCTTTGCTGTATGGATGGGACACGAGAAATGAAATACGATAAAGACCTTTTGATGAAAAAGTTGGTGGCCCACGAGGGCATGCGTCTTGATGTGTATCAAGATACGCTGGGTATCAACACAATTGGTATTGGTAGGAATCTGGATGACCGGGGTATTACAAAGGATGAACTGGATTGGATGGATTATCCAAGTATTGAATATGTTTATTCTGATGGCATCACAGAAGCAGATGCGATATACCTTGCACAGAATGACGTACAGATAGTCGAAGAGGAACTGGTTCGCGCACACCCTTGTGTCGAGGAGTTAGACGCTGTACGTCAACTTGTACTAGTCGATATGGCATTTAATTTAGGTGTGCCTCGACTTTCCAAGTTTAAAAAGATGTGGGCCGCCATACACGAAAATAAATTTGACGTAGCGGCAAAAGAAATGCTTGACAGCAGGTGGGCAAATCAAGTAAAATCACGGGCAACAAAACTCGCTCATGCCATGCATCACGGAGAGTTTAATGGCTAGAGAGTTGACAGGTAAACAAAAGGCGTTCCTGCAAGTCCTTTTTGATGAGGCTGGTGGTAACATGGTCACGGCTAAAAAGATGGCAGGTTACTCTGATACAAGTTCGACAGCAGAAATTGTTAAGGGTTTGAAAGAAGAAATCCTTGAGGCCACACAAATGTACATGGCACAGAACGCACCAAAAGCTGCAATGGCTATGACAGGCGCATTGTACGACCCAACTGAACTTGGCATCCGTGACAAGATGTCTGCCGCCAAAGAACTGCTTGACCGTGTAGGTCTGGTAAAGACAGAGAAGATGCAGGTGGAAGCAAGCGGCGGCGTTATGCTTATGCCACCTAAAGCACCCGTTGAGGAGGAAGACTAATGGCCGTAACTAAAATTCTCAAGGCCGCTTCAAAAGCAACAAAGAAACTATCTAAGAAACCATCGACTGTTAAAGAGTCTGCCGATAAGGCACGGCACCATCATGCTGCATCTGTAAAGGCATTAACGCGGCAACAACAGGTTATTAGGGAAGAAGCAAAAAAAGCAGGAATGCGTGTGAATGCGTATAAAGAAAAGTTTCCAAATAAAGCATCAGTTAAAAAACTAAAAGAACTTCAAAAGCAAAATGAAACCATCCGAAATAAACAATTTAAAAAGGGTGGCGCGGTAAGAAAAAAATGAGCCGCAGTATAGGCAAGTGGAAACTGCCACAGCCGACAGATATTAAAGACGAAAACGAATGGGTGCAGATACCGCGCATTGCAAGAACTGTACCTTTTGGTTACAAGCAGAGTGAAGAAGACCCCGACATTCTTGACCCTATTCCAGTAGAACTGGACTTGTTAGAGAAAGCACGTAAATACGTCAATCAATATTCGTACCGTGAGGTAGCGAACTGGCTGACAACAAACAGTGGCAGATACATCTCACACGTAGGATTAAGGAAACGATTAGCGAATGAGCGACAGCGTAAGAACACAGCTAAAAGCCTCCGCAAGTGGGCAGAATATGCGGAAACGGCAATCGCCAAAGCGAAAGCAATCGAAGAAACAAGAACAGGGGCAAGAACAGCCGCCGCAGATTAAACAAGTTACACGTGAAACATCTAGCATTGAAGAACATGCTAACGTATTGTTTAAACCTAATGAGGGGCCGCAGACAGAGTTTCTAGCTGCTAGTGAACGTGAAGTATTATATGGCGGTAGTGCGGGTGGCGGTAAAAGTTACGCCATGCTGGCAGACCCGCTCCGCTACATGGGGCATCCACAATTTAGTGGATTGCTATTAAGGCATACAACCGAAGAACTGCGAGAACTTATTTTTAAATCGCAGGAGTTGTACCCCAAAATCTGGCCCGGTATTAAGTGGTCAGAAAGAAAGATGCAGTGGACCGCGCCATCTGGCGCAAGGTTGTGGATGTCCTACCTAGATAGAGATGAGGATGTCTTGCGGTATCAGGGTCTAGCATTTAGCTGGATAGGCTTTGACGAACTGACACAATGGGCCACACCATATGCATGGGATTACATGCGAAGTCGTCTACGGTCCACTGCACCTGACTTGCCTATCTTTATGAGGGCTACAACTAACCCCGGTGGTAGGGGGCATGGCTGGGTTAAGAAAATGTTTATTGACCCCGCACCTTACAATAGAGCGTTTGATGCAACAAACATTGAAACAGGAGAAGTTCTTCGATATCCCTATGGGCATAGCAAGGCAGGAAAATCTTTATTTAAGAGACGCTTTATCCCGGCAAGACTTTCTGATAACCCATACCTTGCGTCAGCGGGAGACTACGAGGCCATGCTCCTCTCGCTTCCTGAACAGCAAAGGCGGCAGCTTCTTGAAGGCGATTGGGACATCAAAGAGGGCGCAGCGTTTACTGAGTTTAATCGGGATGTGCATGTTGTGGAGCCTTTCCATATCCCTGCTAACTGGGTCAAGTTTCGTGCATGTGACTATGGTTACGGCAGTTATTCTGGTGTTCTTTGGTTTGCTGTTGCGCCTGATGAACAACTGGTCGTCTATAGAGAACTATACGTCAGTAAAATACTGGCGACAGACTTGGCCGATATGATATTGGACTTGGAAGCTGAAGATGGAAATATTAAGTATGGTGTTTTGGACAGTAGTCTTTGGCACAAGCGTGGCGATACTGGTCCTTCTCTTGCGGAGCAAATGATTAGCAAAGGATGCCGTTGGCGTCCATCTGACCGCAGCAGAGGCAGTCGTGTGGCTGGCAAAAATGAAATACACAGGCGTCTACAAGTAGACGAGTTTACAGAGGAACCAAGACTTGTATTCTTTAATAGCTGTACAAATGTCGTCAGTCAGTTACCGTCCATCCCTTTGGACAAGAAAAATCCAGAAGACGTTGACACGAAGTCTGAAGACCACCTTTACGACGCGCTACGGTATGGGATTATGTCCAGACCCCGGTTCTCTATTTTCGACTACGACCCGATGGGCAGACCGGCCAGCGGGATGCAAGTAGCAGATTCAACATTTGGATATTAAGGAAAAACTATGGCTGACGATGAAATTCTCATGGAAGATGACGCAATTGCATTAGAGGATGCGGCAGATACCGTAGCTGAAGATGTAGATGTTTCCAATATAATTCCATTTATTATGGAAAAATATGGCCGCGCTGAAGATTACCGATATCAAGATGAAGAAAGATGGCTTCGTTCCTATCGTAACTATCGTGGTTTGTATGGACCGGATGTGCAGTTTACTGAAGCAGAAAAGTCTCGCGTTTTTATTAAAGTCACAAAAACTAAAACACTTGCAGCATATGGGCAAATTGTCGATGTGCTTTTTGCTAATAACAAGTTTCCTCTATCCGTTGACCCTACAGAACTCCCTGAAGGCGTAGTTGAAAGTGTACACTTTGACCCACAGGAGCCGGAAGAACTTCGCGGTGAAACAGCTTTATCTAGCCCTTACGGTTTTGCAGGTGACGGTGCAGATTTACCAGCGGGTGCCACATCAAAAACTTTAGTAGAACAACTAGGGCCGCTAGAAGATAAACTACAGCCAGTAGAAGATAAGTTGAAAGAAGGTCCGGGTAAAACACCTACTGCCATTGAATTTAGTCCCGCTAAGATTGCGGCTAAAAAAATGGAAAAGAAAATACACGACCAGCTTGAAGAGTCTAGTGCGAGTAAAAGTTTACGCAGCAGTGCCTTTGAGATGGCGTTGTTTGGTACAGGCATTATGAAGGGGCCGTTTGCCACAGATAAAGAATACCCTAACTGGAATGATGATGGCGAATATGACCCAATGTTCAAAACAGTTCCGCAAGTAAACCATGTGTCTGTTTGGAATTTTTATCCAGACCCCGACGCAAATAATATGGATGAAGCACAGTTTGTTATTGAACGCCACAAAATGTCCCGCACACAGTTGCGTAATCTAAAAAAACGCCCGTATTTTCGTAGTCAGGTTATTGATGAAGTAATTAGTTTTGGCGAAAACTACAATAAAAAATATTGGGAAGATGACCTTTCAGACTATTCACCAGAACACGGCATTGACCGTTTTGAAGTGCTAGAATATTGGGGTACAGTAGACACTGAAATGTTAGAAGAGCAGGGTGTTGAAATACCAACAGAACTAAATGACTTTGATGAACTGCAAGCAAACGTGTGGATATGTAATAACAAACTTATCCGTATGGTTCTTAATCCGTTTAAGCCAGCCAAGATTCCGTATGTAGCTGCGCCATATGAACTAAACCCGTATAGCTTCTTTGGCGTGGGCATTGCAGAGAACATGGACGACACGCAGACGTTGATGAACGGCTTCATGCGCATGGCGGTAGACAACGCTGTATTGTCGGGTAATCTGATTGTAGAAGTTGATGAGACTAATCTCGTGCCGGGTCAAGACTTGTCTTTATATCCGGGCAAGGTTTTCCGTCGTCAGGGTGGCGCACCGGGCCAAGCTATCTTTGGCACAAAATTTCCAAATGTTTCGTCAGAAAACATGATGTTGTTTGACAAGGCTCGTGTGTTAGCAGATGAAAGCACAGGCTTCCCATCATTTGCACATGGACAGACAGGCGTACAGGGTGTAGGTCGCACTGCCTCTGGCATCTCTATGCTAATGGGTGCTGCTGCTGGGAGCATTAAAACTGTCATTAAAAATGTAGATGACTATCTGCTTCGTCCTCTTGGTGAAGGCTTCTTTCGTTTTAATATGCAGTTTGACTTTGACCCTTCAATTAAAGGCGACCTTGAAGTAAAAGCACGAGGCACTGAAAGCCTGATGGCTAATGAAGTCCGTAGCCAAAGGCTAATGCAATTTATGCAAGTAGCAAGTAATCCTACTCTAGCACCATTTGCAAAGTTTCAATATATTATCCGTGAGATTGCAAAATCTATGGACCTTGACCCCGACAAAGTAACCAACAACATGAATGAAGCTGCGCTGCAAGCAGAACTAATGAAACAGTTCCAAGCACCTGCGCAAGAAGGTCAGGAAGCACCAGCGGGTGCTAATCCTATGGACCCAACAGGTGCAGGCGGTGCAAACATAGGTGTAGGCATGGTGCCGCAACCGGGTGAACAAGGATTTAGTGGAAATGAACAACCAGCAAATACTCAGCAAACTCAAGCCGTGGGTCAACAACAACCGCCAGTGGCAAGCGTTCAGTGATTACATTGATGCTGTAATTGAAATGCAGCAGAAAGCACTAGAACAAGCTGACGATAACGTAATGATGTATAGGTCACAGGGAGCAATTGCATCCTTGCGCAAACTTAAAACATTGAAAGACGAAGTTAATGGCTGAAAAAGTCGGCAAAAAAACAGGCGAAAAAACTAAAGCTGGTAGAGATGTTTATCTTACTCCTGACGGAGAAAGGGTTTCAGAAAAATCTGTTACTATAAAGTTTGGAGAAAATGCTTTTGTAAATGCACCATCAATACATGACGGTGTAAGATATACAGAAGATGAAATAAGAGAGATGCTGCTAGAGGGTAAAATAAAACCTACGAGTAGACACGATACAATGGAAGAGGCCATAAGGGCCGCAGAAAATCGGAGTGATAAACTGATGAATAAAGGTGGCATGGCTCAACAAATGGATTTATTTGATGAAGGTGGACTTCTTGACGAGGGTGGCACTAAAGACCCTGTGTCTGGTAATGATGTTCCTGTAGGCTCTCTTCAAGAAGAAGTTCGTGATGATGTTCCAGCCATGTTAAGTGAAGGCGAGTTTGTAATGCCAGCAGATGTAGTGCGCTATCATGGTCTTGATAAAATGATGGCACTGCGTGATGAGGCAAAGTTAGGTCTTTCTCGTATGGAAGCAATGGGACAAATGGGTAATGCAGAGGAAGCCATTCTTCCAGATGATGTTCCGTTTGGGCTTGAAGACCTTGATATTGCAGAAGAGCCTATGGAAATGCAAGTTGGTGGATTTGTACCGCAGCAACAACCTTTTGGGGTGGTGCAACAACCGGGCTTTTCCGCTCAAAATATGTTTTCTGTTCCGTCTCAATTTCAACCTCAACCAATATTTGGCCCTTTTAATCCGCAACCATTTGCACCGACAGCACCAGTTACGCCTGTATTTGGGCCGGGACAACCGACAGGACAACCAAAAGAAACATTTACATTTAGTGAATTAATGCCAACAGTAGGCGGCACATCTGAAACTCGCGAGTATCGCAATGCAGATGGTGAGTCTCTTTTCATCCCGTTTATTAATGGCGAACCTATTTACCCTATCCCAGAAGGATACACGCCATACACACCAGACCCCACACCAGACCCTACACCCGACCCTGTAACGGTGACTACACCGCAAGACATCCGTGAAGAAGACCCATCTGATGGTAGAGAGTTTGGTGGTGGCCCCGCTGGTTTGTCAATGACTGAATCTAAAATTGCAGTTCTTACTCAATTAGATAATGCTCTTCCCCCAGAACAGAGAACAGGATTTGGACAAAAGATTGCTGATATTAGAGATAAATATAAGGCACCCGCAGGGCTTGCTGGTTTTAGCATTATAGGGGGTATTGGTCGGGCGTTTAAGGAAAGAGGCGAAATTAATAGAGCCTTAAAAGATTTTGACTACGATGCTGCTGCAGCCGCTGCAGGTCTTACTCGTGAAGAATATGATGGTGTTGTTAGTGAACTTGCGGGTGAAGTTTTTACTGGCTATCGTAATCCAACAACAGGTGAGGTTAGTGGACAAAAAGACCCTCGCAATATTTTTCAAAGGGCGAGTGATTTTGTAAGTGGTGTTGAGCCTAGTGGAGATATTGATGATTTAGGCACGGCACCTACAGGTGTTGCACCAGCAACCGCAACCGTAGAAACAACAACAAGCGCACAAGGGGGAGCCGGTGCTGCGGCACAAGCACGTCTAAATGCTACTAGGTCTGATATTCAAAAACGAATGGATGATTTAAACCTTACGCCCAATCAACAAAAAGACTTTTTAAATGCTATTATAAAACAAGAAAAAACAACCATTACTTTTCCAGTAACAGGTGACCCTTTTGCAACAAACACAGTAGATTTTAATCCCGCTACTTCTATTGCACAAGCTGTTGCACAAACAGGTGCTGCGCAAGATTTACTTGACGCGCAAACAAAAAGGGAATCCGAAACAGCTAGTGCTGTTCAAGCAAGTATAACAGCGTCTTCTCCAGTAGCAACTGTTACTGACACTGAACCTGCAGGACTTACCGATTTACTTCCGGGTGAGCCGGGTGCTGAAATAGGCAGTGCTTCATATCGGCAACAACAAACCATTGAAAACAAAATTGGTTCTGCAAAAGCTGCGGACCCAACCCAGTATGCAAAAGATGTTCGCTCTGGAAAATATGACAGCGATTTTGAAGCACTAGATAAAGCACGTGCTGAAGTTCGGCTTGAGCAAAACTCTCAGACTAATAAAGTTGGCACAAATATTAAAGATGAGTTTGGTGAAGAAATTGCTAGAAAAGTTCGTGATGACCAAGGTACCGTTAAACGTGTAGATAGCGATGGTGGAATTTATTATGACTCTTCTCACAATTGGGCTGAACCTACCCAAACTAATGTAAACACTGGTAGTAGTTCTAAAGCAGAAGAAACAGCAGAATCTCGTGACGATAAAATTGTATGCACAGAAATGTATCGTCAGACACAACTTGATGATTGGAAACATGCTATAAAAATTTGGGGTGTATACGAGAAAAAATACTTGACACCTTATCACCAAACAGGGTATCATTACTTGTTTAAACCGTGGGTAAGAGGAATGCAAACTAGCACTATTCTTACCTCTGTAGGTGCCTATCTCGCAAAAGCAAGAACACAACACCTTAAACACATTATGACTAAAGGCAAATCTAAAGACAGCCTTGTTGGTAATGTTTGGTGTAAAATTATTCACCCCATTGTGTATATTACAGGACGGATGCTCTCATGGCAAAAGAAGTAACGCTTAAAGATTATCAAACTATGGTACAACGTCGTATGGATAACCTTAACGATGAAGACCGTGAAGTTCTAAGTGGACTGCTAGGCACACCACAAATTCGTGCTATTGGCCGTGTTCTTGGAAGTGAACTCATGTCAGTAATCAAACTATCTGGCAAAGAGTCACGTAAACGTGGACTAGCAGCACGTTAATTGCTAGATATGTTGGCTACCTAATCCCCCACCCCAACGTGGCTACGGTTGGCCCCAACTAGGAGAAATAAAATGGCAGAATCCGCAGAAGTAATGGCTGAAGAAATGCAGTCTGAAAAAAAAGTTGCGTTTGCTACACGTAAGTATAGTAACGCAGAAAAACGCAAACAAGAAGAAGCTGAACTTGAGCAAATGCTTAAAGAGCAGCGCGGAGAAACAGAAGAAGTTTCAGAAGAAGTTGAAGAAGAGCCTACAAACGCAGAGGAAAAAACTTTTAAAAAGCGTTACTCTGACCTTCGTAGGCATCAACAAAAACAAGCAGAAGATTTACGTCAAGAAATTGACAATCTAAAACGCCAACTGTCAGAAGCTACAAAAAAAGAAATGAAGCTGCCGAAGTCAGATGAAGACATCGAACAGTGGGCTAAGAATTATCCAGATGTTGCAGCAATCGTAGAAACAATTGCAATGAAAAAAGCAAGTGAGCAGTCTAGTGCGCTTGCTGAAAGAATTAAAGCAATTGATGAAATGCAGCTATCTGCAACTAAAGAAAAAGCAGAAGCAGAACTAATGCGTCTGCATCCAGACTTTGATGAAATCCGTGATAGTGACGAGTTTCACGATTGGGCAGATTCACAGCCAAAATGGGTACAGGATGCTCTCTATGAAAACGACAACGACGCACGTTCTGCTGCTAGGGCGATTGACCTCTACAAAGCTGACATGGGTGTTAGCAAAAAGAAACCCAAGTCAGATAAAGAAGCAGCCAAGTCTGTCTCTACAAGGGATAGCCGTAGTAAACCGCAAGAAAATGAAGAGGCATCATACTTAAAAGAGTCAGATGTTCAACGTATGTCTGCAAAAGAGTATGAAAAAAACTCTGATGAAATCATGGAAGCCATCCGTTCTGGAAAGTTTATCTATGATGTGTCGGGTAATGCCCGATAAAAAAGTATTGACAAATAGTTATTTTTATATATAACTATAGTCAACAAAGGTGTAAGTGGGTTCGCTACCTGCTTACACCAATCCGCAAACGCTACCGTCTTATGGATTACCTGACGAGCATGGCCCGTTGAATTTAGGTCGGCCAACCTATTGAATACGCACCCATAGTGAATCAGCCTCTGATTAGTCTGGTGAGTTTGCATCTGTAAAATGCTAAATAGGAGATAATATCATGGCATTCAAAACCGCTGCCGGGTATGGTAATCTCCCTAACGGTAATTTTTCACCCGTCATTTACAGCAAACAGGTGCAGGTCGCTTTCCGCAAGGCCGCTGTTTGTGAAGCAATCACCAATAACGACTACTTTGGTGAAATTGCGCAAATGGGTGATTCCGTTCGGATTATCAAAGAACCCGAAA